TTGCAGCTGCTCCAACTCCAGGATTAGTGTTAACGCCAACAAATGTAATGCCTGGATTTGCAGTATATCCTGCACCAGGATCAATCATCATAACTCCTTGAACAACGGAACCTATTTCTGTTCCATCACAATTAACAATATCGTCACGTAGGGTAGATATTCCAGTTGCTGTGGTTCCTGATATAGGAGATGAAATAAAAACGCTGGGTGGATAATTATATTTTTCTCCTCTGTTTGTAATAATGATCCTGCTGATAGCTCCGCTTTCAACTCTTCCAGAGATAGCGGTTGCGGTAGAACCTGATCCAACAAGAGTGAGAGATCTGATGTTTCCCTCAGTATCGAAGGAATCATCGATTTCTTCAATACCAGTATCCAATATTTCATCTTCCCCTCTGAATAGTTCACAGGTTAATTCGTAAACGTAATTTTTTTGTAACTGATAAAAAGGTTTCTCATGTTCAACAAACTTTATTTCAAAAAGTCTGTCTCCAAGTGGGAAATAAATTAAATCACCCTCTTTCGGCCGAGTCGCAAGTTCAATGAGAGGCAAATTTGTGATTAAAGGTGTGATATATGTTTCAAATCTTTCTTGAGAAATAATTAATTTAATTTCAGATGTTTGTTGAACTCCAAATTTTGATAAAAGAACACTATTATCGCCATATCCATCAAAATTATCAACATATGCCTCAATTGGATATGATTGATTAAATTCTGATTCAATCACTTCGCGAATTATTGAACTTTTTGTTGCATATTGTCTTGGTAAGTAAAATACCTCAACACCATACATTCTCAACTGCTCGTTGATCAAATCTTGAACGAGATTTTGCTCTCCTTGAGAACCCTGTAAGAAAAAAGGATTTAATACCATCAGCCTATCATGTCAAGGGGCGGAAGTTCATAAGTATTGGACATTTTTTCCATGATTTTATCTAAATCATTCTGTCCATCTTCATAAATTTGTCTTCCGTTTAGTTCCACTCCACCAGGAAGTTTAACTCCTTGAAACTTCATAAGATTCTGTCCCCACTGACGTTTAATTAAAGCAGTCAGATACGGTTTGATGAAAGAGTCATTGTAAACTCTTGCAAAGTCGTTTGGATCGACAGTTCTAAAACAATCAATAATTATATATTCTCCTGCAGTAACACTTCCCCAATCAATATCAAGATATAACCTATCCATTCTTTGATTAAATCTTATCTGCTTATGAGTATTCAGTAAGAAATCAAGATCTTCAAGATATGTCTTTGTCATAGCGTATGACAACAATTCAGTATTCCCGAAGAAATAAACATCATTTAAGAATAATTGATATTTCACACTAAACATATTGTTTGTGATTGAATTTCCACCCGAAAATTGAAATATCTTATTAACTCCTATAACAGAAGGAGGAATTTGTAAATAATTACTATTTTCTTTATAAGAGAACGTTGTGGAAGCACCATCAATCGTAGATGAAGCGGTAGTTGTTACGATACCTGCTTGGGTTACAGATGAAGAAGGACTTCTACCTCTATTAATATCGTCTTGAGTTATTTGATATTTTAGAAAAACTTGTCCTACTCCATCGAAATGTCTTTCATGAAAATATTGAATGGCATCATCAACTAAGTCCTCGATTTGCTCATCAGCAACATTAATTTCGAGAACAGGAGCACCTAACTTTCTTTTGCAGTAGTCTACTAACTCCGCTCTAGTTGATGGTTGAGCCATGTCTATATTTTTTAAGTATTTATGGATCTATGTTAATTACTGACAAAGTCTCTTGCTGCTTATAATAAAGTTTAACAAAAGATTTGGCAATACTTCTCAACATATCTCGATCGTCACATCCATCTATTTCCGATGCAATTTTAGTATATTCAAAACTTTTAGTTAAGTTTTTAAGTTCAATTTTATCGGGATCCATTGAGTGCCTCCTTGATTAACAGTTTTAACTCAGAGATTTCACTATGAATATTAGCAAGATCTCTCTCAACATTCTGTATCCTAATACTCTCTTCATTTTTGATGCTTTTATTCATCATGTAAGAAGAGAAACCAGATTTATCATTATTAATTATTGCTCCGGTTTCTCTATCTCTTAGAAGATTATTATGTCCCTCAACTTTAAGTTTTTTCATTATGCAAGTGCTATCACTCTAAGGTTTCTAATCTTAGGCGGATTTGCCTGGTTATTAGATGTGAGGAGAAGTTTAATTCTGTATGACTTGAAAGAAGGAAGTTCATCAATTGTAAACGTATGCTCCCTATAATCTTCTGCAGGTGAAACCTTGGAATCAGAAGATCCATCATTATTTGCAACATCAATAATTTGTCCTCTCTCATCAATATTATTAAATCCTGGGAATAACTCATAGATGGGATTAAAGTTCTGATGATCAGAAATTGCAAATAATCCTCTAATATCAGCATCTCTATTTTTGTAAACATCAACTATAATTTTTAATGATGTTGCTGGATTTTCTAATGAAATTTCTTTAGACAAGTATTGGAAAGCAGTGGGATCAGTATCAATACCATTAACTCTATCATCAGTTATATAATCAGTAATTACACTATCAACCCGGTTTGAAGTAGTAAGAACACTCATTCTCTGAGTATCAATGACAGGCGAAACCTTGGAATCAGTGGTTCCAAGATTAAGTCTCATTGTCATTGACTTATTACCAGGTAAAGAAGTAAGTTTTGCATCCTCATTTACCTTAGAGGCAATAATTCTTGGGGTAGAGAAATAATTTGGTTTAGAAATTGAAATATCTTCAAATCCTTGATCAATAAACGGAATTTCATTTCCGCTAATGGAAGAACCAGATATAGTTCTTACTTCGGCACTAATATTTGTATTTTTTACTGTTAAGTGTCCAATTTGAGGTGTTAAAATCTCAAAGGGCATATTTTGAGTGGCCTTAGTTTTAGATCCACCAGTGGATTTAGTTTCATTCATGTAAAGAATTGGGAAACTTTCTCCAGTTGAACGTCCAACACCGCTTGTTCCCATGTCAAGTTTTACCTTATACGTATCAAATGTACGCGGTTCTGTTGCAGTTACATTGTTAAGATCATGAGTTTTATTAATTCTTCTGAGAGATACACCACCAAGTTCGTATTTATGAACTTTAGTGCCCGCGAGATAATTCTTTGCAGTAGTGCTATCGATTCCTCTTTCAGTAATGGTGATAGAGGTTCCAGAAGCAGATTCATATGAAATAATTTCTTCACCAATTCTTAGATAACCTACGTTAGTAGTTCCCACTCCAACATTCTCAAATGTATCAAATCCAGTTGTTGCATCTACAGAAATGGTTGATGTTGAAGAAGCATCTAATGCTGCTGCTAATTTAACCGGAAGAATGTCCGACTCAACATCAGAGATTGTCACTCTATTGTCAGCAAAGTACATACCATGATTCTTATGATTCACTGTAAAGTGAACTCCATCAGAAATGACATTGTTGATGCCGTCAATTAAAACATTTCCACCTGTAGCATGATTAAGAGCGGTTGTAAGTCCATTATTTTTAACAAACTGAAGTGAGTGTCCAACACCTGTGATAAAGTCTCCTTGAACATTATCTAAGATAATCTCATTAGTATTAGCAATTGAAACTAATGAAAGTCTAAGATTTCTTCCGAGGTTATTATTACCTATTGTAGAAACTCCTAATACATCACCGACAACATAACCTTGTCCTCCACTTGCAGCAACATTTTCAGAAATTGTAGCAGCAATAGCAACTCCATTTTCAACAAAAATGTCTGCTTTTGCATTTCTACCACTACTAGTAATATTTACAAGTTCAACTCCATTAAAACCATAATCACCTGAGGAGGGAGTTAATCCTATACCGGCATTTATGATGTTTAAATTTCCTGTAGCAATACCTGCATTTCCAATGTAATTGCCAGATGCATTATTGCCACTTTGCAATACAGTATTTCCTAGTGTTAGTACCTCATCCTGAAGTGTAGATCCAATACCAATACGAACAGATCTAGATGTAAGACTGATTGGGTTAGGAAGAAGTTTTGCTATTTGCTTATTGCCAACATTTAGTTTAGGACTATAAATTTCAAACGAACCATTACTGACAAATTCAGCTCTATAAGCGGTGAATTTAAGATCTTCCCATTGACTTGGTTCCCAAACAGATCCATTTTGTGATTTATAAAGTGATCCAAGATAGGGTTGATTGGATACTGAAGCCTGAGTTAATGTGTCATTTTCACCCACTCTTGAAATAAAGACTTTATATCTTGCAGAAGCAGATCTAAGAACCATTGCGTATTGAACAGCAGGTTCAAGATAAACGGGTGCAGGTAAAACAAATGTAGTGGGTATAGATCCATCATCACTTACTTCAATATCTTTGGGATGGAGTATTTTCTGAGATAACGGAAGAATTTTCGTGGTTGGAACACCATTTTGTGTAGTTCTTAATTCAAAAATCACCGGTATGTCAAGATTATCAACTTGCTCGAAGAAAATATCGCACTTAGTGAAGAAAATACCAGTTTTATCTTCTACTACAAACGTTTGAGCGAGGGGATCAGGTGGATTAGTAGTATCAGTAATAGTATCAATAAGTTCTGATGATACTACTTCGGTGTCTATAGTTGTATTTAATTCTTCTATAGGCCTTTCATCATTGACAACCTGAGATTGAATTACGGCATTTCTAACTGAAACGATATTTTCTTGAACAGTTTCAACAATACCACTTATCGAGAATGTTGAAGTTGCACGAGTAGATGCATTTCTGATATCATTATTTGTATCATCAATAAAAGTAAGAACTTTTGTACCTACTTCAAATCTGGGATTAGTGTCAATGTTGGGATCGGGTATGAACAGACTTCCAATTAAGGTAGCACTGTTATCCGATACTAATCTTACTTGTGAAACAGTGGCCTGAGCACCACTTGTCTCACCCACCAAAATCATTTCAGGTGAAACACTACCAATAAATTCGGATTGTGGTTGTTCACAAAGAGAAAATGTATCTACATTAAGAATAGTAGATGTTGACGAATAAGCACTTGGAAGAGTTTGATCTTTGTTATAAGGATTTTTAGTAAAAACTTCACTTGCGGAATCAAATGTTCCAGATCTGTGATTTGCTTGAGCTAATCTAAATGAAATTTCGCGATCTGCCTCAGAAGTTGATGTGTCACCAACTGAACGCATAGAACCTTTTACGGTTTCTCCGACTTGGAAAGCACCCGAAATCATGTTGATTTCAAGAAGCTTTGGAATACAATAAGAAGAAACGTCTACGCCATCAAAGAATGCATAAACTTGTGTATTAGGTTTAAGTGAATCAATTGTGAATTCTATATTTCTTGATCTTGCGAAAGGAACAATATCTCTACTGATTACTCTATCTCCAAGAGATTCATTTTCAAATTGCTCAACAACTGCAGTTTGTGTTCCAGTTCTAGTCGCTACTCCAGTGTCAAATATTTGACGTGTAGTGTCTCTAAACACATTAGTAGTGGTAGTTCTTCCAACCGTGCTGATTACAGGCCTGGTTTGAGATCCCAAACGCGGTTCCTGTCCAGTCCAATTATTAACCCAGGTGTTCCAAATTGCTGGTGCAAACCCTGTTTGAGGATCAACATTAAGAGTTCTTGTTGCTCTCTCAAGAGTTTCGGCAAAATTTCCTTCTGTTTGAACAATATTTGCCTCAAGTCTAACTGGATCAACCCAAGAATCTGATTCTGGAACAAGTGCAATAGCACCAACCCAGAATCCAACAATAAATGGTGTTACACTCTCAGTTCTTGTTCCAAATTTTTGCTCTAACCACTTTTCATCAGTATAGTCAAGTGTTACAATGTCACCAGTCTTTCTGATATTAGTTCCATCTGGAACTTGAGTTCTCAAATCTCCAGATCCTGTCTTACTTATTGTTAAGTCAGTTTGTGTCGTGTAGTGACTTGGATGAGCCTCTTTTTGATTGAAATCAACACTATTTTTCAGAACAACAGATTCTTCCTGAGCAAGAAATGATGTAAAATTATCTACAAAGAATCCGGACTTAAATCTGTTTAGTCCGTTTGCATCAGGAACAAACAGATTAGCAGTATTTGTTTCAAGAAGAGAAAGTGATGTGAAGAACTCAAGATTCTTGATTCTATTTTCAAGTTGCTTGATATCAGTCATTCTATAACGCTTATGTTCTAAGAATTTCTTAGAAGCGTTACTTACATCATAAAGAAAAGGAGGAAGAGATACTGTGGCAATTTCCAAAGCATCATCAACTGAAGTTGGATTTTGTGGATTTTCAGAGGGTGTTCCGTATTTAACTTGGAATACGCCATCTTTTGTCAGGTAAATTCTATCAATTCTTCCCAAGTAGAATGAGAAATCTGTCAATATTCCTTCATTTGAAGCAAGAATATTAGGTGCAGAGTTGCCAGTTACATTAAATGTTCTTCCATAAAATTCAAGTGGAGATCTGTCACCTTCAGATACCAACGCAATGTCAGAAACTTTTGGGCGAATATCAATAATATCAGAATTTCTTACAAAGTTTACACTTTGAACTTCAGTTGAATAGTCAAAATTAGAGTATGAATTTACAGTTGTTATATCTCCGTCATCAGTAGACTCATAATATCCATTAGAGAAATATGCAATCAACTTTCTCTGAGGTGCTTTTTCGCTAGTTTTTCTGTTTAAAACTCCAAAATTGTAAAATTCTCCATTTTGTCCATTTGAAGAAGTAAACTTGAAAGAAACATCCTTACTTGGAGTATCTAAAGTTACAATTGATGCTCTTATTTGAGATTCGCCAAAAACAACTATTTCTCCTTCTTTAAAACTAATTTGGTTTTTTGGAAGAAATGCAATCTTAGAATCAGTTTGTTTTACACCAACAATAGCATGAGCACCAGAAGTCTCCCCAATAATGGACTCGCCAATTACTAAATCAGAGGTTTTTGCTGTAGGCCCTGACAAATTAGCCAGAATCATTGATGGAGAGGATGGATCTGTGTTATCTGCTGAAGGATCCGTCGCTAATTCATAGATTCCATGAACTTCTATTAAATCGGCAGAATTAAGAGAAATATTTTCATCCTGAACTCTTGTTCCATAAGGATAGTTTCCATATGTAAGTCCATCATTAAGAGTTGTAGATCCTATTCCAGAAGCACTATTTACCGATTTATTGATAATAATAGAATTTACTCTATTTTTAATTTTGTTTTTGGCCTTCGGTTTGATTTTAGTGAGAGTTGTAACAAGAGTTGCCTCCTCATTATCAAGTCCAAGATTAAAAATTTCTAACTGATTTGATGCAGAATTAATTTGAACCTTGTCTGAAGTTAGTTCTTCAGTTGTTCCATCGCTTCTAATAAGAGTATATCTCTCAGGAGTAAATGGTAAGAAAGATTCGTTTGATTCTGATGTAACTGCAGCAGATAACTTGTTGTCTACGATATTAACCTGCTGTGTTTTTCTAATAGTTAAAGATGCATCATTTAAATCTACATTAGAAATATTTTTTCTTGGCATCTCTGTATATAGAGTGCTGTCCTCAGTAACTCCAAGATCTCCACCAATAACTTTTAGATCAGTCAAAGTTGTAATTGATGCAGGCATTGCACCGCTGGCAACTCCTCTAACTGTAGTAACACCGGTTACAGTTATTGATGATGTTGCTACGCTTACAACAGATACAAAAACTGGATCTTGAGATAAGTTACCAGTGAAGGAAAGTATATTTCCTGCTTTAATTTGTCCTGGAAATAATGGATTAGTGGATCGTATTACAGATGTGTAATCCTCTCCATCTGCTGCAGTAATCGACGAAATTCCAATGTTAAAATTTTCAGCAAGAACTACATCAGCAGAGAAAGTTCTTGCTGCTCCAACCTCAGTACCATTTGCACTACCAAATACTGACAAAACATCGCTGATTCCATGTGCAGTTACAGCGATTGCCACTCTTGAATTTTCAACTCCATCAATTATGAAGTTTTCATTCTTAATAAACTTACCAGATTTTTCGTATAACACTAATGAAGTAGTATCATCAGCAGCGTCCTTAAGAAATGCTGTAGCACCACTATGTTTTCCTTTAATAAATGTCGGTACAGTTAACGTGATAGGTTCGTTTAATGTAACTTCAGTAGTAGTTTGAACATCATACAATGATAATCCCCACTCATTAACATTTGAATTTGAAGAATTATATGTTCCAGAATTTAATTTAAAATCATAAACTCTTGCTAATCCAATTTCTTTTCCTGCAGTTTGTTCCGAACTTAAACCAACTCTCGAATCTCTTAGACTTAAAATATAAGTATTCCCGATGCCAATAGAAGGAGATCCGTAAACTCTATTTAATTTAAGAGTTTCTCCTGTTTTATAATTGATTTGTTGAGATTTAAGAGTTTTTGTAGTTCTAGGTTTAGGTACGTCAAGAAATGTAGGTGCTGTAGTTTCTACATCATAACCTTTTACGAATGCTCTACCTGGAGAGATTTGATATATTGCTAAATCTTCGGAGGGTGTTGATCCTCCATATGTTGTCTGATCGTCTCTGAAAAGTCCTTTATTTCCTTCATTATTGTTAAGGGATTCTTTTACATTAAGTCCAAAAGACTTAACATAGTAGTCACCAGATTCTGCGTAGGTTCTTTTAGCTAATTCGTCTGTAACACCAGAGTAATCGCTCGTCGTTTTTTCTCTTATAATACCATTAACAACAGTTCCAAGTTCGACAAAGTTACTATCATCAATGTCAGTTAAATCTTTCTTAGAAAGTGATGTAATAATTTTAAGTCTATCGGCACCAGGTGCTCCAAAATTATTAAATCCTGCAGAATTATCAGTGAGCAGAGGATCAAGATCTGAATTAATAATTGTTTCTTCAATAGTTAATCCAATTCTATAACTTGGAGTATTGGTATATTGATCTAAGATCAATGTCTGTTCATTTACGTTCAGGAAAGTTCCTTTTCCAAAGTAAACACCATTACTAATAAAATAAGCGGATCCTACTGCAGTTGCATCTTGCTGAATAGTAGATGCAAAAGGTACTCCATCAGCAATCAAAGTGTTCGCTGTAGAAATCGTAATATTTGCAGACAGCAATTCACCGTCTCTAAAAACAGATTCTTGATTGTTCGTTCCAGAACCTGAATAATTTACAAAAAGAGTTACTTGATCTCTAGTTGACTCAGAACTAAGGATATAATTATCTACAATAGCAGTAACACCAGAATCTTGTCCGGTGATTTGTGATCCTACTAATTGATCAACATAATCAAGAAGTGGGATTCCTAAGTATGCATTCTCCAAAAGAACGCATTTATAATTAGTAGAAAAAGTAGTATTTCCAGGAATTACTTTAGCACCTTCTTTAAAAAAGTGCTGTCCAAATTTTTCAACCTGATTTTGCAGGATTGATTGAAGAGAAGTTAATTCTCTTGCTTGTACTGGATAACCTGGTTTGAATAAAACCTTATAATAATCCTTCTTAGGATCAAAGTCGTCAAAGTAAGGGGCGACGTTAAGATTGGTTTCCTGTGACATAATTCCTTAGAACTGCAAGATAATTTTGATATCTTCTTTTTGACTGGACGATCTGGTAATAGAGGGCCTATTATCGACGTAAATGATATTACCCGTATATTTTTCAACCTCAGGTTGAGCAACACCCTCGTTAAACGACTGCCCCAGGTAATAAGTACGACTATTTATTTCGGTAGATATACCCGTAAATGAGGTTTGAATTGCAAGAGTTGTAGATCCTCCGATAATATTAAAAGATCCACCATCTGCAATATCAGGTGTGAATCTATTCATTTTGAATCCATATGTTGGATCAGTATTCTTAGATCCATCGGTATTAAATCCTGCAGTGGATCTATCTTGCCAGTATTTTAAAACCCCTGTTACTTGATCATACGATACAACTCTACCAACTGCTGTGGATCCAAGTCCCACAGTTTGAGTAATAAAGGAGTCGGCAGTAAAAGAAGCAGAACTATATCCTGTGCCTGTAAGTTTGAGCGCATAAGTTGCTGCAGCTTTATCTAGTGAAAGATTAGATGATGTGCCATATGCTTTTGGATTTTGCACTAATCCAATTCTTGCAATTTCATTTCCAGTTATAAAATCGGGATTCTCAGAATCGTTTTCAATTCTTGAATAGATTAATGCGTTTCTTGCTCCCAATTCTCTGTAAATATCTGCACCATGTCCGCCTTGAGGTGGCACAATTACATCAAAAACTGGAGCAGTAGTTCCTGTAGGCACATTCCCTGCAACTAAATCAACTGTTCCGAATGTATAACCAGAACCTCCTTTTGAGATTGTGACTGATTCTACATTTGAATTATTATTAATAGCAATAGTACACTCCGCCCCATTACCATCACCTTTAATAGGAACTTGAGTGTAAGTTGTATTAGCAGTACCTAATCCAACTCCTCTATTTGTAATTGTTACAATTTTTAATTGTCCACTAGTGCTAGCGTTGTTTCTAACTGCAGAAATATTTGCTTCAGTTGTTGTAGTCCAATCTTTTGGGACTGGCATAAAGTTTGTGGACTCAAACTTTACGATATCTGAAGGTTTGATAGTATAAAGATATTTCCATACATAACCATCACCACTTGTCCCCGCTTCTCTAGGTTCTAAATCTGTAAAAGTGGGTTCATCAAGAGATGCTCTACCACTTGGATTTTCTGGACTTGTCCCATTTTGTAGACAAATATAAACTCTGTAGTCAGAGTTCATTACATAATAATTTGCTTCGTACAAACTAATCGCATTTGATGGTTTTGAAGGACTTTCTGCTTTTACACCATGACGATACATATCGTAAGTTGTTCCAGATCTCCAAGTAATTTTTTTAATAACTTGTTTTACATCATCGGCATCAATTTTTTTGAGGGCAATCATGGTATCCCAATAATTATTCTCCTCATCAAAACTGTCCCTCGGATCAGGGGGACTGCTATCCCAACTTGCATCAACATCAGTAGGATTAGGAAGTCCTACAAACGAATAGAAAGAGTTGCTAGTGGATGCAACACTAGCAATAAAATCTTTTGCGTTTAATATACGAAGTTGATCAGTTATAATCGCAGCCATTTTTGCGTAGTTTTTTACTTATTTATCAGTTATGTTGTAGAGTATCCTACAAGTTTGAGAGGTTCAACCCTATTTACAACACCACCAGTTGTAATGCCAGAGGTGCCATTCAGAAGGTATGCATCGAATGCAGAGGCATTTATTCTATCTCCAAGAGTTATCTTACCCCATGAGAACTCACCGTAGAACTCAGTTAGTCCGATACCAGTTATATCACCAAGATCTTCAACACTCACGGTAACCTTCTTGACATATGTAATGCCAACACCTGCCACTGCAGTTGTGGCAACAGAAACTGCTGCTACTTCATAAACAGAATCAAGGAATTGAGTTGTAACACCTAATGTTTCACCAGTTTGATAGAGAGATGTAACACCACTTCCAACATTACTATTTTTAACAGTGAAATAATCCCCTACAGAAATGTCGCTTATAGTAACAGCAGTACCAACAATCTTTGTGTTACGTAAGAATGAATCAATAGGGATGAAGAATTCCATATCAAATCCAGTAGCAGCAACTCCAACGGAGGTAGATGTTAATCCAACAATTTCACCAAAATCACCCTCATAAAGAGACGTTCTATTTGTTTCCTTTGTAACAGATGGTGCTTCAATGAGGACTTGAGGGACAGAAGTTCTTGTGTATCCGATTCCTGGTGTAGAAACAGTAATTGAAGATACAGTGTCCCCAGTCAGAGTTGCAGTAGCTGTTGCTCTTGCGGTTGTTCCGAGTCCTACTGGAGTTTCAATAGTTACAGACGGTGCAGAAGTATATCCTGTTCCGCCGTAACCAATTGTGATTGATTCAACAGTATTTCCTATAGAAACAACTGCAGTTGCGGCCGCAGATACGAGATTGTTTTGTGATACTATTCTGATGGTTTGCTGATTCTTAGCGGTTTGATTTTCATCATCAGGGTTAAAGAATGGAATTACACTCTCAACAAAAATTTGAGTAGATCCTACACCAACAGATTGAATAAGATTTGTTTTTGGATTAACTAAAGCAGAATTTAATTCTCTTGCTTTACTTACAATTTTACCATTAACAACTTTATCAACAGTTTGCTTACACCAAGTCACTGTGCGTGCGTGATCTGGGTTGGAATCAATTCCTCTTCCATAATATGGATTTGTTTCAACAGTATCAGTAGAAATAATCTCAGATATTAATCTTGATTCTTGATCAACA